CACATCAAGCCTGTCCGTTTGTGGATTGTGGATCTTCCGATGCGTTTAATTGGAATGATGATGGCTTTGGTTTTTGCCACAGTTGTGGTGAATCGTATCCAGCAAAGAAACATATTGAACTCTTTGACTGGGTGAGTAAAGAGTATCCCGTAAAGAAAAGGATTAATGTAATGGAGATACCAGTAAAAGGAATGACCTATGATAACATAAGGGGTATCAAGTCTAGTGTATGTCAGTTTTATAACATACAAGTACAGACAGGTGAAGATGGTCAGCCTGTTAGATATGCCTACAAGTATCCACATACTGTGAAGTATAGGGATTACAATGATAAGTCTAAGTCTTGGGTAAAGGATAGAGGTTTAGGTATGAACCATCTATTCGGACCAGACTTTAATGCAGGTTCATCACATCGTATCTATATAACAGAGGGTGAGTTTGATGCAGCAAGTCTCTATCAAGTACTTGGTGAGAAGTTTCCTGTTAAGTCATTACCTAGTGCATCAATAGGTGAGAAGTTTGTTAAGCAAAACTACAACTACCTTAACTCTTTTAAAGAAGTTATCTATGCAGGTGAGTTAGATGATGCAGGTAAACGTGCAGCTGAGAGATTGTATGAAGCTCTTGCTGAGAAGTTCTACTATGTACCTATGTCTAAACACAAAGATGCTAATGACTTCCTTACCAATGGAGATGGTGAAGATCTTAAATGGGCAGCAATGAAACCTCAGAGGTATTCACCTGATAATTTCTTCTGCTCTGATGAAGAGGTTGATGCAGCTATACGTAACGAGAACCCATACGAGTATGTACCCACCGGACATGAGGGTATTGATTCTAAGACCAGGGGTATGGTGAAGGGTGGGCTTACCTTTATCAAAGCACCACGAGGTATGGGTAAGACAGAGGTAGTAAGATACTTTGAGGTAGGTTTACTACAAGATCCTGATGTACGTATAGCCTTGCTACACATGGAGGAGATGAAGTCTACTACTTACAGAGCTATGGCTACGTACCGTCTAGGTGCAAATGTTAGAACTAAAGATGATGCAAGAGAGAATGGCTTTACTGAGGATCAAGTAGTAGCTGCTGCACAGGAAGCAACAGATGGTGATCGTACTATTGTATTTGAGATGCGTTCACATGATGATCCACTCAAGTTACTAGAGTATGTAAGACTGGCGGCATCAGTCTATGGTGCTAGTTATATCTTTGTAGATCATGTACAGAGGTTAGCTTATCTAAGTAACACAGGAGTAGACGGTGCTACCAGTACACTGACAACATTAGGAGCACGTATGGCACAGTTATCTAAGGAACTTAACATAGGTGTAGTATTTATATCACAGGTAAATGATGATGGGCGTACAAAGTATGCAGCATCTCTTGAAGAGGAAGCAATTATCTGTATAAAGATTGAGAGAGATGTTGAGTCTGAAGATGAAGTAGTACAGAATACAACTACATTTTTTATAGATAAGAACAGACCGTTTGCTAAGTTAGGTAATGCTGGTACTGTTTACTATGATCCAGAGACTACCATACTTAAGGAAGAAAGCTTTGTTACAAGGAGAGAGATTGCGGCATGATTGTTAGTAGAGTAGATAGATTTAAAGAGTGGCAATCAAAATATCCTAGTTTAAAACAACAGACTTATATAAATTTTGAGACTGCTAAAAAGATTGGACTACCCTTAAAACAAGGAGATACTAGAGAAAAAGACAACAAAACATTTAATCAATATTATCATAGACCTTCACCTATAGGACCAACCATACGAGAACACTGGTGTTCAGACAAAGCAAAGAGAAATCAGAGAAAACAAAAAGCTAAACAAAAGAAACAAAACATTCTTAAAAATAGAAAGTTTGTTAGTAGATACAAAAAATTAGTAGGTTGTATTCTTTGTGGTTGGAACAAATCTACTTGGGGATTACACTTTGATCACATAAACCCTCACGATAAGACTAGAGATGTTTCTAAAATGATGAGTGCAGGTAGAGGAGAACTAAAAAAAGAAATTAAAAAGTGTAATTTATTGTGTGCTAACTGTCACGCTGTTAGAACAGAAAAACAATTCAACGTACCCAAAAAAGGAGCTTAAAAATATGATTGTATTTGATGTAGAAGCAGACAACCTCTTGGAAGATGCTACAAAGATACATTGCCTGTCGTATACTTCTAATGGTTCAGACGTTAAGACACTGTTCTCTTATGATGAAATGCGTACTCTACTACTCAGTCAGAAGGGATTGATAGGACATAATATTGTTCGTTATGATATACCTTTGCTTGAAAAGTTATTAGGTATTAAGATTAAGTCTAGACTATTTGATACTCTACCTATGTCTTGGGTACTTAATACTAATAGAGGTAAGCATGGACTTGATTCCTTTGGGCAAGACTTTGGTGTACCTAAACCTAAGGTAGATGATTGGACTAACTTATCTCGTGAAGAGTATGCACACCGTTGTCAAGAAGATGTTAAGATTAATTGGTTACTGTGGCAGAATCTACTCAAACGATTTCTATTCATATACAAAGACAAGGTACAATTAGATAAGTTTTTTAGGTACTTATCTTTCAAGATGGATTGTGCAGCAAGTGCAGAAGCAAGTGGTTGGAAGTTAAACTTAGATCTTGCACAGGAATGTGTTGACAAATTGACTAGAGAACAAGACTACAAGACTAAAGAGTTATGTAATGTAATGCCACTACGTAAGCTATTTAAAGTACAGACTCAGCCTAAGGTTTGTTATAAGAAAGATGGTTCTCTATCTGCACATGGTAAGAGATGGTTCAAGTTACTTGATGAGTATGGCTTACCTGCTACCTATACAGGAGAAGTAACTGTAGTAAAGGGTGCAGAACCAGCTAACCCTAACTCAACTGATCAGGTAAAAGATTGGCTTACATTCTTAGGTTGGCAACCATGTACTTACAAATACAATAAGAACAAGGAGACTGGTGAAGAAAAGAAAGTACCTCAGGTGCGTAAGAATGGTGAGCTTACTGAGTCAGTACGATTACTTATAGATCAGAATCCAGCAGTTGAAGTACTTGATGGCCTTACTATTATACAGCATAGGCTTGCAATCTTCCAAGGTTTTATTGACTGTGAACGTGATGGCTATGTTAAGGCAGAGATAGATGGTCTTACTAATACACTTAGGTTTAAACACAAGAAGCCTTTAGTTAATCTACCTGGGGTAGACAAGCCTTGGGGTAAGGAGATACGCAGTTGTTTAGTAGCACCTGATAATCATGTACTGTGTGGTGCTGATATGACATCACTTGAAGATACAACTAAGCGTCACTACATGAAGCCTTATGATCCTGAGTATGTAAATGAGATGTCACAACATGGCTTTGATCCACACTTAGACTTAGCTAAACACGCAGGAGAGATAACACAGAAACAAATTGACCAACATAACTCAGGAGTTATAGATCTAAAAGCTCTACGTAAAGACTACAAGGTAGTAAACTATTCTGCTACCTATGGTGTAGGTGCAGCTAAGTTATCTCGTGAGACAGGTATGACTAGGGATAAAGCTCAAGCTTTACTTGATGCTTATTGGCAGCGTAATTGGTCAGTCAAAGAGTTCTCAGAGTCACAACCAATAAGACATATAAATGGTGAGATGTGGATACAAAATCCAGTCAGTAAGTTTTGGCATAGTCTTAGGTTTGAGAAAGATGCTTTCTCTACTATCAATCAGAGTACAGGATCATATTGTTTTGATAGATGGGTAGCATTATACAGATTAAATAGACCTAATATTATAGGTCAGTTCCACGATGAAAGTATTAACACAGTTAAGGAGGGTTATGAAAATGAACATACCAATGTTTTAAAACGTGCTATTAAAATATTAAACGATCAGCTTAAGTTAAATGTTGACTTAGGTATTGATGTACAGTACGGTAAAAATTATGCAGAAGTCCATTAGAAGGAGAAAAAAAATGGCAACAAGAAAAGTAAAACTATCAGGCATAGCTGAGTGGGCTAAGGTCTTTGAACAGAATCGTGATCATAAAGGTTACGAGGGTGCTTACGAGGATTTTGATGGTGCTTGCACTATTGATCTCATTATTGATGATGATAATTTAAATCTTCTCCAAGCCTCAAGGTCTATGAAGAAAGGCTCTCCTGACAAAGAGGGTAGAGGAACTAAAGTTACCTTTGTCCGGAAGTTTGATACAGGCAGAGACTGGGACAGTGGGCCACCTACTGTTCTTAAGTCTGATGATACCCCTTGGAACTTAGAAGCTGATGGTCTCATTGGTAATGGGTCTAAGGTAGAGGTGCACCTAGCTGTCTACGATACTAAACGTAGAGATATAGTAGGTACTAGGTTAGATAAGATAAAGGTATTAGATCTTGTCAAGTATGTGTCAGAAGCAAGTGATACTATACCACCACCTCAAGCAGTTGTAGCTGAAGAATCAGTATTGTTCTAAGCTATGAAAAGGCGTAACCCTGTGGCAAAAGAAGTACGTACCCCTAAGTACCGACTCAGGGTTATTGCCGACAAAACAAAGAAGTTATTTAGAAAAAGGAAACATAGAAAAGATGGAAGTAGAATTAGTAAAACAGATTGATACTCTTGTTGATGACATCTATGAAGTTGTTCAAGGCAAGGGTAATTGGACAGGTACTTTAGGTGCTTCATTAGGTAGAAGTATATCCTTAGTATCTAACCAAAGGTTCAGTAAGCCACAAGAACCAAGGGGCTATCTATCTTTATCTTCTATAGGTATGCCTTGTAAACGTAAGCTATGGTATAAAGTTAATAAACCAGGAGAAGGTGATCCTTTAACATCAAATACTTTATTAAAGTTTTTTTATGGTGACATGATTGAAGAACTACTATTAAGTTTAGCTGCTGCTGCAGGACATTATGTCTGTGGTGAGCAGAGTAAGCTTGATGTACATGGCATTAAAGGACACAGAGATGCAGTCATAGATGGTATGACTGTTGATGTTAAATCTTGTAGTACCTATGCCTTTAAGAAGTTTAAGAGTGGAGCACTAAGAGATGATGATCCCTTTGGTTATATCTCTCAGCTTAGTTCATATGTATATGCAGGTAAAGATGATCCACTTGTTACAAACAAAACACAGGGTGCTTTCTTAGCTATAGATAAACAAAATGGACATATCTGTTTAGATGTTTATGATTTTACAGAAGAACTAAAGACTAAAGAAAAAGAAATGCTTGATGCAAAAGATATGGTATCAAAGAAGATACCTAAGGAACGCATTCAACCAGTACCATTTAGTAAGACAAGTCCTAATACTAAGTTGTCTATGCCTTGCAGTTACTGTGAATATAAGAAACTTTGTTGGCCTGAGATAAGAACTTTTAAATACTCTTATGGTATAGAGAACTTAGTTCATATAGAAAAAGAACCTAAAGTACCTGAGATTACAACATGACTAGAGCAGCAAAAGCAAAAGGTAGAGTAGGTCAAAATGAAATAAGGGATAAGTTATTAGAAACTTTTCCTGAGTTTGAACCTGATGATATTAGAAGTACAACTATGGGAGATACAGGTGAGGACATTCAACTTAGCCCAGCAGCTAGGAAGAAGTTACCTGTTACTATAGAAGTTAAACGTAGAAAGGCAGGTTTAAAAACTGTGTATGGGTACTTAGATCAAGCTACTAATCATGGCAAAGGAGATCCTATAGTATTCTATCGTTCAGATAGGAATCCTTGGATTGTTATCACAGAAATAGACCATTACATGGAACTATTAAAAAACTGGAAGAAGGAGTAAGATGAAAAAGAATATAAAAATCTGGGGTATAATTGAAGGACCAATCTCTGTTAAGGATTTACCAGATAATGATTACCCTGAAGGAGCTGAGTGGTTTCATGAATGCAAAGTAGAAGTTGATGGTGAAATAGTTGTTCACCCCTATTGGTTCTACAGTCTAAGTGAAGCTAATGAAATGAAGAAGTATTTCAATACTCATATTGAACCGCTTGAAATAAAAATAAACTATGGAGAACTTTACGATGCCTAATACAGCAATAGTATTTACTTGTGCCCATGTAGATCCAAGTATTTCTAATGAAAGATTTGATCTACTCGGTAAACTTATCTATGATCTAAGACCTGATTACGTAGTTGATCTTGGTGATGGTGCAGATATGAAATCCTTAAATAGCTATGACACTCGATACCCACAAGCTATTGTATCTCAGAACTATGAAGAAGATATTAATCATTACAATGATGCACAGGATAGATTGAGAATAAAATTTAAACAAATGAAACGTAAGAGACCTAAGTACTATGGGCTTGAAGGTAATCATGAGAATAGGATTAAGAAAGCTATCTCTCTTGATCCAAGACTTGAAGGTACAAAGTATGGTATAAGCTTTAAACATTTACAAACAGACTACTACTTTGATGAGTACTATGAGTATGAAAACTCTGCTCCAAGTATCTTTAATAAAGATGGTATATCTTATGCTCATTACATCTCAAGTGGTAACTTTGGTACTGCTATGTCTGGTATGCACCATGCATATACTATGTTAAATAAAAGACATCACTCTACTACTGTTGGTCACAGTCATAAAAGATCTATCTTCTTTAAAGATGACTCTTATCCTAACCCTACTATAGGTTTAGTTGCAGGTTGTTTTAAAGGTGCTCAAGAATCCTGGGCAGGACAGGCTAACATGGACTGGTGGAAAGGTGTAGTAATAAAAAGAAATATAGACAGAGGTTACTATGACCCAGAATTTGTAAGTCTTGAGAGACTTAAATCTTATTACGGATAGGCTTGACAAATGAATAATAAAAAGTATAACTGGTGGTTTCAAAATGGACTATGAAATAATTATAAAGGTATCAGTAGATCCTGATGCAAACTTCCTTGAGGTAGGCGAAGTTAATAACTCAAATGTTATTAAACAAGTAGTAAGTGATTGTCTATATGATATAGATGATTTAGAAATTAAAGAATGTGAGGTAATAAAAAATGTTCAAACAAGTTAGAGATAATAGTTTTAGTAACTATCAAAAGCAATCAAGTCAGACTGCAATATATGATAATGTAGATCTTGTTATTTATCCAGCACTAGGTTTAGTCAGTGAAGCAGGAGAAGTAGCAGACAAAGTAAAGAAAGTCTTGAGAGATAATGGTGGTCACTTTTCACCTGAGACTAAGCAAGCAATAGCAGATGAGTTAGGTGATGTGCTATGGTACATTGCTGCTATGTGTAATGATTTAAATATAAACATGGAAGATGTAGCACAGAACAATCTTAATAAATTAAATAGCCGTATGGCACGTAATGTAATAAAAGGAAGTGGAGATTACAGATGAGTAATATGTTACCAACAGACTACCAAGCATTCATACACACATCAAGATATGCGAGGTGGATAGAAGAAGAAAACCGTAGGGAAAGCTGGCCGGAAACAGTGAATAGATATATTACTAATGTAGTAAAGCCACTATCTTCTGGTTCAAAAGTTACTAAACAATTAGAAGAAGCTATACTTAATCTTGATGTTATGCCTAGCATGAGATCTCTTATGACTGCAGGTGCAGCTGCAAACAGAGACAATACTTGTATGTATAACTGTAGTTATCTACCAGTAGATGATGTTAAATCTTTTGATGAAGCTATGTTTATACTACTGTGTGGTACAGGTGTAGGCTTCAGTGTTGAGCGTCAATACATAAATAAACTACCTGAAGTACCAGAGTTATTTGATAGTGATACAACTATTGTCGTTAAAGATAGTAAGGAAGGGTGGTCTAAAGCCCTCAGACAGGTCATAGCCTTGCTGTATGCAGGTGAGATACCCAAGTGGGACACAACTCTCGTTAGGCCTGCTGGTGCTCGTCTTAAGACGTTTGGTGGCAGAGCATCTGGACCTGCTCCACTAATTGATCTATTTAATTTTACTGTTAGTATCTTTACGAATGCCCAGAAAAGAAAGCTTAACTCTATTGAGTGCCATGATCTTATGTGTAAGATAGGAGAAGTAGTAGTTGTAGGTGGTGTACGTAGATCAGCAATGATCTCACTATCTAATCTTACTGATGATAGAATGAGACACGCAAAAGATGGAGAATTTTGGAAATTAAATAGTCAACGTCAGCTATCTAATAACTCAGTGTGTTATACTGAAAGGCCTGATGAAGGTGCATTTAAGGACGAGTGGAGAGCGTTAATGAAATCAAGTAATGGAGAACGTGGTATCTTCAATAGACAGGCAAGTAAAGCTCAAGCTGCTAAGAATGGTAGGAGAGATGTTGAACATGACTTTGGTACTAATCCTTGCAGTGAAATAATACTAAGGCCATATCAATTCTGTAACCTTACTGAGGTAGTTATACGAGCAACAGATGATCTTGATTCTTTAGCAAATAAAGTTAGGCTTGCTACTATACTAGGTACTATTCAGTCTACCTATACTAAGTTTCCATACCTACGTAAGATATGGCAAAACAATACAGAAGAAGAAAGGCTACTTGGTGTGAGCCTTACAGGTATTATGGACAACCCTCTTATGACTTCAGCAAACAAGGGCTTAAGTAAAACATTAGAACATCTAAAGAGTGTTGCTATTAAAACAAATGCTGAATGGGCAAAGCGTTTAGACATACCTATTTCTACTGCTATTACCTGTGTTAAACCGAGTGGTACAGTAAGTCAACTTGTAGATAGTGCATCTGGAATACACGCCAGGCACTCACAATACTACATACGTACAGTAAGAGCAGATAACAATGATCCTTTAACAGAGTTTATGAAAGCTCAAGGTATACCATCTGAACCTGTTATTGGAAAGGAAGACAGTACAACTATCTTTAGTTTTCCTGTACAAGCACCACCTAAATCAGTAACAAGAAATGATATGACTGCTATTGAGCAATTAAATATGTGGTTAATTTATCAAAGACACTGGACAGAACACAAACCTTCTGTTACAATAACAATTAAGAAAGGAGAGTGGACATCTGTAGAGAATTTTGTTTGGGAAAATTTTGATGAAATAAGTGGTGTGTCTTTTTTACCACACGATGATCATATATACCAACAACCACCTTATCAGGATTGTCATAAGAAAGATTATGAGATATTAAAAAGTATTATGCCTAAGAAAATAGATTGGTCTAAGCTATCAGAGTTTGAAGCTGAAGACACAACTAAGTCATCACAAACCTTTGCTTGCACTGGTGAAGTTTGTGAAATTGTAGATATCAGTGCCTAAGGAGAACTAAAATGAGTGAAGATAAAGAAAATAAAATTACAATTGATGATGCTGAGTACGCAATTGATGATATGACAGATGAACAAAAGGCTATGGTTAATCTCGTAGACTTAAATTTAAAAGTCACAAATAGTATTGCTGCACAAGCAGCTCAAATTAATCATCAACTTGACTGTTTAAAACAAGTAGGTCAAGCAAGAATTGAGCAGTTAAAAAACTCACTAAAATCTGAAACAACTGAGGGTGAAAAGAAAGATGCAGAAAAGTCTAAAAAGTGATGTGGATTTTAATCCTGTTAGTAAACCATTACACTACAATCAGAATAGTCTAGAATGTATAGAAGCTATTGAGGCTTTAATATCTACGATAGATAAAAGATATGCCTACCACGCAGGTACTGTACTTAAGTACCTGTGGCGGTTTGAATACAAGAATGGCTTAGAAGATCTACATAAATGTGAATGGTATTTAGAAAGATTAATCAGTAAATATAAGGAGGTTCACAAATGAAACCATTTGAAGAAGGTAAGTTAGCTTTTCGTAAAGGTACTCTTGGTAA